CTACTTCTGCTGCGTTGTTTGTAAATGTTGTTTCTTCCAAATATTTATATTGATATTGGTCAGTTGTTATAACTGAGAACAAGTCAATTACGCTATTTGGATTTCTTAATGCAGTTGGGACAATTAAATCATCTCTGACTACTGCAGGTGGATAACCAGTTTCTGTTAAAAGAGTTTTCTTTTCAAGAATTGGATTCCACTTAATTTCAGAAGTCACGTTTAACATTCCGTCATTTTTAAATGCTTGAAATGCTTTTGATTCCATTACCATATCTGCTAAAGATTTTTTTGTAATCTTTTTTTCTTCTTCATGAATTGGAAGAGATTTTACTTCAGCACCTTTAACAAGTTCAGCCTCATTATCAGCTTTTTGCTTTTCAAATAATTGCTGTTCTCTTACTTCTTTTGCTAAAGTTTCAAGCTCATCATTTCTTTTTGCCCATTCTTCTTTTTGTTGTGCGTCCATATCAGAAAAATTGACGTCAGCAAATTGTTTAGCTTGCTCTCTTAATTCTTGAAGTTTTGATTGCTTTGCCTTTAAATCAGACATAATCATTCTCCTTATTAAATTAAATCTGAACTATCGTCTAACAATCTGCTAGTTTCCCTAAACAAATCGTTAATTTCTAGTTCATTGTCTATTACTTCATTTCTATCAGTTGCGACTCTAAGCATAGTGTCGATGTCTTGGTGCATATCTTCTAATGCGTCTTTTAATTTCTCGATTGCATCCGCTGACGAATCTGATAGGTTTTTATCTTTGCCTAGACGTAAAGCAGTAAGCTCTTTACATCTTTCCAGAAGTGACGTCATCTTGATAAGCAAGTTATCCACTTCATCTACAAAACTCATTCCGCTTTTTTCTTTTGGATCTATAAGCGTTTCATCTATTTCTTTTAATTCTTCTTTTTGTTCTTTAACTGCGACAGTATGAGTATTTTGATTTGCTCCTACTAATACAGGGCTGACTTCCCACACTTTAACATCTTTTAAAAATCTAACTTCTTGTTGTTCGCCATTATCTTTTGTAAACATTCCTTTTTCTGAATCGTGAACTTCAAAACCGAATGACCATTGTTGTAAATCATCCATAGCTTTTACAGTTTCGTATGCCTCACGTCCTGCCTCAGTATTCATATTGAATTTGCCCTCAAAAATAGCTTTATTTTCATCTTGAACAATTTTTCCTTTACCTATGATATGTTTCCAATCGTGTCCCCATACCATTACGACACCTTTATCGCCGTAGCCAGATCTAATTGATTTTGGTAATACGACATCGTTGTCTGAATCTATTTCATTAAATACAGAAAAAACTGCTTTAACTTGTCCTGTTTCTTCATTGAATGAAAGTAAGTCTTTACTTCTATATTCTTTTTTGTCCACTTCTTCTAAATCCTTTTTTCGTTATAACTTAAAAAACATCTACAATTAACTGTTAAGTCAGGCGACGCCCCTAGAGAGCTATCACCTGGATATGCTAATTTGTATCCATCATAGTCAAATAAACTGTTTTCGTCTATCTCTGTTCCGTCTAAAATTACGTGAGCGTCACGAACTTTGCCGTCCCTTTGACTAATCCATTCTTTAGTGTAGAGCAATCTTGTAGACTTTGCACCAATTAAACGTCCATAATTTGCAACTTTATTTGTTTCCGTTCTCGCTATTGTTAAAGCTCTTGTTAGATTCTTTTGGCTTAATACTTTGCGAACTGCGTTCGCTACAAAGTTTTGTAATCTAGTTCCAGAATAATTTAATTGTAAGCCCTCATCTAATGACTTTAGAAATGCACTTTCAAATCTCTTCTTAGAAGTCTTGGCCATATTTGGAATCATCTCATCTATCATTCCTGCTAAATATTCTATGGCGTCTTTATTTTGTCTAAGGTTTGTTAAAGGGAATTTACTTGGATCGATGAGCCTTAGAAAAAATCCCTGAGTTAATAAATCATTTCTATCGTGTCTTACTTTTTCAAATCTTACTGAATTGATTTCTTTATTTAGATCTGGTAGCAATAAATCAACTTGATAAAAAGCGAAATCATTAGCAATAGCAACATAGTAATCAAATAGTTCAGCTTTCCAACTATCCATGTTCGTGTCTATAGCTTGATTAATAATTGCTTGTATTCCTAATTCATTCGGCATATATCTATTTAGTAATTGAAATATTTTCATATCTTGAGTTTGGAATAAATCAAAATAAACTTCTTTAATTGCTACTTCCCAATTATCCACAAATCTGTCGTGTTCTTTCCAAAGAATATCTTTTACATCTTCACTTCTAAATTTATTTAATCTGTAATCCCATTCTTCTTGTCTTAATATATTTTTACGGCGGATTAATTCACTTACACTTCTTGCTTTTTCATCTCTTTTATTCATAGCCCTTACAAGTTTTTGGCTCCAACTTTTACCTGCCTCACCGCCCCACAAAGCCCAAGCAATTCTTCCATTTGATGGATAGCCGTCTTCACCCTGTCGCCACCCTTCAGCTCTTTTATCAACTTCGTGTCGGGGGAAGTATTTAGCAATATGTCTTACTTTTTCAGCTCCTGCAGTAGTGTTATTTAAAATATATCTAGCGGAATTTAAACCAACTGAAGTGCCTCCACGTCCAAATTCTTTACGCCATTCTAAGCCACGTTTTGCCTCTTCTTTAGCACCTTTTGGAATAGTGAAATCCAGATCGTCGTATAAACCTTTATAACTTTTTTTTGTAGATAGTGGATGAGCTGACGGTAATAAATCGGTGTCGAACTTTCCACCCCTATAACGTAAATTCCTAAGTGCGTACAAAAAAGCATTAACTCTAGCATAAGCCCATTGGTCTTCACCTGTTACATTCGGTCTTACGCTTTCAGGATTAGTTCGATATGCACCAACGCCACGCCTAAAGCATTGAGTAAGCATTCCAAGAGTTACACGTTTACGTGGATCATCGCCCCACTTCTCGTTGTGTTCTTCTACTTTTTTTTGTAAGGCTCTTCTAACAGTTTCAGTTAGTTCTTTACTCTCTATCATCTTGGATAAGCTCTTCATATTCTTCGTGAGTTGAACACGGCATATAGATAGTCATTCCGTTTTCATCCATCGTATGAGTTCCTACACAACCAATCTCTTCAGCTCGTTCTTCTGCCTCAGCTTTAGTAGTAAACATATCTGTATCTATTACAGCTTTTGGCTCATCTGCAAATCTTGATATTTGACGCAATCTTATTTCTGCTAATTCTCTTGTAGGATAACAGCCCATATTTCTTCCAGACTCTTCAGCTATTACGCAAAACTCACCGTCAATTTCTTGAACTACTTTAAACTCAACTTTGTAATCTGCTTTATTATCTTCGTCATCTTCGGTTATTACTTCTTCAACTTCTTCTTCAATTACTATTTCATTATTTGGTTCTAATTTATTTGGATCTAAATTAGCAGGCGTCACTAATTTATTTGAATCTAAATAATAAACATTTTGGCTGTCGTTAGTAGGTAAGCCGACTTGTTCTCTTGCCTCAGCTACAGTAATCCAACCGCCCTGAACACCTACGTTAAGACGATTGTAAAGCTCATCCATATCTTGTTGTAAAGCTCTTACTTCTGAATAGTCATAATAAGCTGACATAGAATCATCGCTTTCATAATCTTTTAACAATATTTGTTGCGTTATCTCTTCACCTACTTGTTTCCATAACGGAATTAATTTATTTTCTGTAAAAAATTCTCTAAGAGTTTCAGCATTAGAATATGTAGCGTGAGAGAGTCCAGATCCTAAACCTGCAAGAATTGCAGGAACACCCAATACAGCTGATATTCTCTCTTCAGGAACACGTCTTAATGTTCCTATGTCTAATTCTGTAGGGCTGAAAGCCATTTTCTCTACTTTCATAGCACCTGTTATTACAAGCGGTTTGCCTTTATTTTTTCCTGCGGTTTTCTCTTGATAAGTTCTTGCTATTTGTTCTGCCTCTTCTGGCGTCGGTGCGTATTCTGTTCGTGGGGATATTAGCACGGACGGAACACCGCTGTTTGAAAGAAGAGCTGTCGCCAGTTGTCCTGCCGATTCGTCGCCGTAGATTTCTCTTAAAACTGACCTTAAAGGTGCAAAACCTTTTTTATGATTATTTGGATCGAGTCCTAATCTTATATGAACAATATCTTCTGGCTTAATAATAAATTTTTGATTATTAGTTTCATATTCATAGTGAGTGATTAAATCTTCTTTATTACCTTTTGGATTAACTTCTTCTGGCATTAACGGATATAGTGCGACTAATTGACCTGCGTTATTCTTTTGTTTAAGTAAGTAAGCGTCACCTGAAACGTGCATAGCATTAATTATGTATTGCTGAACAATATCTCCAGACATATATGGATTTGGTCTTCTCATTAAATTGATTAATGGATGATTTAATACTTCTTGTTCGTAGCCCTCATCATCTCTTTTATAAATTGATAATGGAGCCTCAGAAAATGATGTTCCTAAAACTTGTAAACAAGCTGTTACTGCCGAATTACTAGCACCATTGCCCATAGTGCTAACGTCCCACGCTCCTGCTCTACTATTCCACCCCTGTATAAAATTCATATTGTTATAGAGTGAATCCTCATCTCTAAATGTGTTTAATCTTTTTTCTTCTTGTCCAGATCTATTAAAAATTATGTCGCTTAACTTCCTACGTTCAGCCATTCCTTTTTCCTCTCAAATAGCTTGACAGCTGAATTAGACGCACCCAATTAAATTGGAATCCAGCTCCCAAGCAACTCTAATAAGCTGTAAATCTTTTTTGGTTTTGATTTAACAAAACCGCATACGCTAAAGCGTCCACTTGGTCATCGTGTTCGCCAACTGGAAACGTCAGTAATTCACGCATTAAATCATCATACCATACAGATTTCTCATTGAACCACACTTTACCATTTTCCATTCTCGCTGCAAGCGGTAGTGCTCGGCTCACTTTATCTCTATCTGCTCTTAGTTCCTTTACAGGTAATCCCTCACGTCTAGCTATTTGCACCATAGATAATTGAAAACCTGTTTTCTCGATATAGAACGCCTCAGGCATTTCTCTATCATTTATGTCTTTCATTATAGGGATAATGTCGGGGGCTTCAACTCTTCGGCGTAATAAATCTAACAAAATAAATTGGCCATTAGGTGTAACCGCTACAGTTGCTATAACAGTAAAGTCAGCTGTAGTTTTTGTCGACGCCGCAAGATCCATAGTGCAATACTTCCTGCACTCACTTAATTGAACTTCTTCATCACCTACTATGTAATATTCGTTAATTGTTTCATTTCCAGATCCGTCGTATTCTTCTCGTTCTTCAACTTCATAAAATCTAGCCCATTGACTTTTAAAGATTGAGCCGAACTCTGTAAACTCTGCTAAATATTCTTGACTAAATACTAAAGAGCCTAATTCTTCTTTTGCTCCCTCAATTTCTTCTTTTGGTATATACGGATTATCAAAAGTTGTAAATTTGAAAACTGACCAATTATCTAAACTTTCAGCTCTCATAACTAATTCGTGAAACCACGTGCCCATTCCATTAGGCGTTGATATAAATATAGCTTTGCCCTGTCTATCTGTTAGCGTTGGTCGTAATACTTCCCACACGTCTTTTTTCATGAATGCTACTTCATCAAGAATAATTAAATCTAATCCTGCACCTCTCAATCGATCTGGATTATCTCCAGACTTACATTGAATAAATCCGCCACTACTAAATTCAATTCTTTTTTCAACTTCTCTAATATTTGTGTTTGGTATTTGATTAGCAAAATTTTTAAACTCTCTGTAAGAATCTTGAGTCATATTGTAAGTAGGTGCTACGAACCATACTCTACCGCCATTAATAGCAGTTTTAATAGCATAAAGAATTGATAAACGAGTTTTACCAAATCTTCTTCCTGCGACAATTACTTTAAACCTATTTGGATCTCTTATAACTTTAATTTGATTTTTATGTAATTTAGGTAATTCTATTAAATCGGTTTCCAGTTTTTCGGTCATTATTCATCTACATCTTCCTCAATGTCATCTGACCACTTGACTTTTATTTTCCTTAATCCACCTGCTTGTATTCCTAAAGTTGATTCTGGTTCGCCATGTAAAGTTCTTTCACCCCTGATTCCTGAATCTAATAGAGCGAGTGCCTCTCTTGCGTCTAATTCTTCAGGGCGTATATTCCTAATTTTCTCGAAACCTTTTGTTTGCTTTACTACTTCAAAAGTTAAATGACGTTCACGCATTTGTTTTAATTTTTCTTTATTCTCGATCTGGTAAATTCTGTCTTGTTCTATATCAAAATCTTCACAACGCTTTACCCAATTATATTTAGCTGACCACCTTTTTAATTGAGCTAAAATTGTATTTTCATTTCTTCCAGTTTCCTTAGCATACATTTTGGCTACTTTAGGCAGACTTCTTGTATAACCTAAGTCACGATAAAGCCCAAAAGCATTAAAGGCTTTTTGAGTTTCATTTCTTTGTCTATCCCAATTATTATCCGTCATTTTCTATTTCTCTCTCACGTAATATAAGCAATTTACGAACAGCTGTTATTTGTTCTTTTGTTTCTAAATGGTCTATAAGTTGTTTTATATTTTCAAATATTGTCATAATTAATCCCACGATGGCGAAAAATCGCTGTTCTTTTTAAATTTCTTAATATGTTCTGCATTCTTACCTGTGCTACCACCCTCAGCTATTTCTTTAATAAGTTCAATAGAGCCTGCCTCATATAATCTTCTTATTTCTTCATCTTCCATTCCTAATAACTTATTTAATTTTTTGTCGTCTAACTTATGGTCATCTTTTAGCTTTTGCATTATGACGGCCATAGGTTTTACGCCGTGCTGTCCTCTTGCTCTATTATGTCTTATTGTAGCCATCATTTGTTCTTCTTCGCCTATTTCGTTCAATACGACAACTGGAACAAGCCCGTCTGTAAGTTCGTGTATTTCTTTATGCCCCGAAACTGTCCACCTGTGGAATCCGTCTACAATTTCTTTTGATTCTCTTATTACAATCGGTTGAGTCCAACCACTATTTAAAATTGATTCTTTTAATAGCTTTAATTCTGGCGGTGCTACTTTATTTGGATTATAGGAATTTGAGAACAGCTCTTCCCTATCGATCCATTGAACGTTGCTAATTGGTTGATTCTTGTAGTTCTTTGTCATATCTTGCCTTTCTTTTATTCCATTCTTCCAGATCCCTATGTTTTGTAATAGCTTTGGGCATTCTTCTTCCTTTAGTATTTCCCCTTATTGCTACTTTTAATATCATATCCCAATTTAAACCAGTGTCTGGATGAATAGCTTTATGTAATATTGGATCAGTTGTTTTGTTATAGTGAGCACTTATCCATCTTTGAATGTTTGTTAATATATCTAATTGCATTTCTGGTTTATGTTTTTGAACTTGAGTTAAAATAAATTCTTCCCATTCCATTCCGTCTGGTTTATCTATTGTTTTATTGAATCCGTAAAGTTCTGTAGTTGAATACCTCGCAGCTGTTCTTGCTCCGTCTACTCTATCCACCATTTTTTCCCAAACATCTGGATAGCATAAAGGAAAACGCCACAGCTTTTGCATTGGTTCTTCTCCAAAAGGTGGTGCTATTCTTTGAGCTGACGGCGATATTCCCGCCATTTGTTCTAACTCGTAACATTCGTTAGTGTCCCAACCATATTTGATAGGTGCTGTCCAAACATCTACAGTAGTCCAGTCATAAATTGGTAATACTTTTCCACCACTTGCCCCTTTATCTTGAAAAGGAATTATGTAATTGAATTCTCGCATATCTGCAGCTCTTGATGAAACTTGAAGAAATCTTGAAAGCGATTCGTCAGCTCTTATTCCCATTACACGCCCTACAGTTCCATATTTTTTTGTCGGTCTTGATAAAGCGTCAAGATCTGGAATCATTAAACGAGTATTTGGATCGTCAGAATTATAACCCTCAATTTTAGAAATTCCCTCAGGTGGTTTTGGTCTAACCCATAAATGTTTTTCTTCTTCTGCCCACGGAAACCAATAAGGTTGAACAGTTGAACAAGCGTTTCGATGTTTAATAGGAACAGTAAACCAATCCATATCAATTTCATCTAAGTTATAAACACGCCTTACATAATGTTCAGTTTCATATGGTATTGCCTCTTCGTCCCAAAAATAAACATTGACAGGTAATTTATTTAAGTGTTTAGCAACTTCTAATGTAATATTTAA